TAACAGGTGATCCTGCTATAATTGGAATTGCATGTTCTATAGTTTCTGATATTACAAACGGCAAATTTAATTTGTTGAAATGGGATAGGCAAGAAAGAATGTACTACCCGCTTAAAATAAACTTATACGAGAAAGGAGAAATCGATGTCAATTGATTTTGAAAAAGACCAACGAGAAGATTTGGATGGCGCAAATGATGCCAACAAATTATCCGACCAAGTAGTTAAACTACAAGAACTAGAAGCAGAACTTTTAGTTAAAGAACAAGAATATAAAGAGATGAAAAGAAAAGTAGAATTAGTATCATCAGAAGTAATACCGACGATGATGCAAGAAATGAACATCTCAACATTAAAATTAGCCGACGGGACTTCAGTAGAAGTTAAACCTGTCTACGGCGCTTCTATACCTGCAGATAAAAAGGAAGAAGCATATAAATGGCTTCGTGAGAACGGCCTAGGTGACCTTATCAAAAATGAGGTGACTGTTGCTTTTGGACGTTCCGAAGATAACAAGGCACAGCAATATGCTGTCCTTGCGCAAGGTCAAGGGTATGAACCTGTCCAGAAATTAAAGGTTGAACCAATGACACTTAAAGCATTAGTTAGAGAGCGTGTTGAGGCTGGACTCGATATGCCCTCTGACTTATTTAATTTGTTCACGAGCAACCGAACAAAAATAACAAGGAGTAAATAACCATGAACCAAGTAGCAGAAAAAAAGTCTGCAGGACTTCCTTCAAATATTTTTGAAGAAGATGCAGCAAAAGGTTTGGGTAAAATAGGTCAAGAAGATCTAGCCCTTCCTTTTCTTAAAATCCTAGGACAACTTTCACCAGAAGTTAATAAACGTGATGGTAAGTATGTCGAAGGTGCAGAACCCGGAATGATTTTTAATTCCGTGACTGGAGATTTATACGATGGAGTAAAAGGCATAGATGTAATTCCATGTTTTTACAAACTCGAATACATCGAATGGAAAGATAGAGGAGAAGGACCAGGTGCACCTGTTGCAATTTATGATTCTTCATCTGATATCATGTCTAAAACAAAAGCGGATGCAAACTATAAAGATAGATTACCTAATGGTAATTATATTGAAAAGACTGCGTCACACTTTGTAATCGTAACTGGAGACAGTCCATCGACTGCATTGATCTCTATGAAATCTACTCAATTAAAAATTAGTAGAAAGTGGAATTCAATGATGTCGGGCATAAAACTAAAAGGTAAAAACGGTTTATATACACCGGCATCTTTTAGCCACATTTACAAACTAAAGACTACCCAAATGTCTAATGATAAAGGCACATGGTTTGGTTGGGAAGTAAGTAAAGTTGGTCCTATTACTGAAGCAAGTATCTATCAACAAGCTAAATCGTTTTCTGAAAGCATCTCTAAAGGTGCAGTGAAAGCGAAGCATGGTGAAGAGAAACCAGCAGAAAGTAAAAGCATTATATAATTCCTTCGGGAATATGTGCACAGCGTGGGCCATGAGGGAGACTAAGTGGCCCATGTAGACAGGATAATTATGCAGGAATTTATAAAGATATTTAATGGCTATAGACATGCGTATGGGATCGCAGATTGGACCAACGCTATAATAGACCCAGAAAGTGGAAAGCAAAAACCTAATTATAGATGGACTTACGAGGAATTTACAGACACTATTTATCAAGATCATTTAAGCGGTAAGATATCTGTCGGCATACAACCAACCAATGAAAGTGGTGATGCCAGGTTTGGAGTAATAGACATAGATCCTAAAAAATATGAAAACTTTGACAAAAAATTTTATTTAGAAACAATTCAACAATACAAATTACCTTTAATACCTATTGAATCTAAAAGCGGTGGGCTGCATTTATATCTATTTATGAATGAGTTCGTACAATCAACGATTATTGTATCCTTCTTAAGTAATTTACTACCTTTGTTTAATCTTAAACCAGATACAGAAATATTTCCAAAGCAGACACAACTAACTAAGGACCCGGAAACAGGGATAATAAAACCAGGACAATTTATAAACTTACCATACTATGGTGGACAACGTAAAGCTATCAACATTGACGGTACTTTTTTTACACTAGAACAATTTATAAAAGTAGTAGACGCAAATATAACTAACACAGAAGATCTAAAATCTTTAACTGAAGAGATGGAAAAACAATCTATGGAAGGTGTAGATGAAGATTTTTTAGAAGGACCACCTTGTCTTGCTTTGATATCTAAAATATCTAATCAATCAGACTTTGATGGCAAAGATAGATTTATGTACAACTACCATGTGTTTGTTAAAATGAAATATCCAGATACATGGGAACAAAAAGTAAAGAATGCACCAGTAAAATATTTTGCAAGAGAACATGCCAACGCATGGGATGATAATAAATTAAAACAAAAAACAAGATCATGGAACCGATCAGAAAAAGGTTATACCTGTAATCAAAGTCCGCTTAGTGATTTTTGTAAGAAAGGTATTTGTGTTAAGAAAAAATTTGGAATACTTGCAGGATCTAAAGGACAGTATCCTGTGTTAACAAATTTAAGAAAGATAGATATAGAACCAGACCCAGAATATGAATTTGATGTAACTAAACCAGATGGTATTGGTAAAGCAACAGTGCATTGTAAAACAATTGAACATGTAACAGATCAACGTAAACGTAGGAACTCAATAGCAAAAGCTGCAGGATTTCCACCACCAATTATAAAAGCACCGGAAGATCAAACAGTATTAGAATCATTATTTCAAACACAAAAAGTAATTAACCCTCCTGTAGGTACATCACCAAAAGAAAAACTGCATGATGTATTACATGCAAAAATAAATGGACCTAAAGCTATGAACGATGCAGCATTTAAATCCGGTACAGTATTAATAGAAGAAGGTTATGCATACTTTAAATTTGATAAATTCTACGACAAACTAAGATCTAAAAACTGGAAACATGGCGAAGATAAGACAGGTGTAATGATGAAGACTAATTACAAAAAATGTGACATACAATTTTTAGAACAGAAAAGATTTCCAACAAAAGAAAAAGGTAAGTACAATACACCTACAAAAAATATTGTAATGATAAGTATAGAAGAGTTTGAAGACATAGAAATAAACCATACTAAAATAAAACATAACACGGAGATAATGTGATTAGAAAAATATTGGGTCCTCCTGGTACAGGGAAGACGACTAAACTTATCAAGTATGTAAAAACATTTGTTAAACTAGGTACACCTATTGATAAGATAGGATACTTTGCATTTACAACTAAAGCTGCAAACGAAGCAGTAGACAGAATGTTAGATGCATATCCAGAATTACAGAAAAAAAATTTAAAACACTTTAGAACACTACACTCATTAGCTTTTAATCAACTAGGTATAAAGAAAGCACAAGTAATGCAGGACGAACATTACGAAGATATAGGTAGGAAACTGGGTATAGAAGTTACAGTCTATTCTAATGGAGAAGAAAAGACAGGATTTGTAGATTCTGATAGCGAATACTTCAACATTATTAATGCAGCAAGAATCAAGAATGTATCTATTGAAGAAGAATATAATACAGACATGTATTCAGAAGACATAGACAAACATCAATTACAAATTTTAAAAGATGAAGTAGATAATTATAAACAGGCGTATGGTTTGGTAGATTTTACAGATATGATTGAAAGATTTAATGTGGCAGAATTGTGTCCGAAATATGACGTAATATTCATTGATGAAGCACAGGATTTATCGCCAATACAGTGGAAAATGTACGATATACTTAAAAAAAACTCTAAATATGTTATCCTAGCTGGCGATGATGATCAAGCTATTTATGGCTGGGCTGGTGCAGATGTTAAAAGATTTCAGGACGAACCGGCTAAAGACATAGTTTTGCCACAATCTTACAGGGTGCCGCGACAAGTACAACACATAGCAGATCAAATACTAAGTCGAATACCAGATGACCGAAGAATTAAAAAAAAATGGGCGCCGCGTCCGGAACCGGGGACCACACACCACATAACTTCAATTGAAGATGCACCTTTAGACAGTGGAGATTGGTTAGTTTTAGCTAGAACTAATGACAAATTAATAAAAATAAAACCAATATTAAAAGATATGGCTATTTACTTTGAAATAAAAGGTAGAAAGAGTTATAAGACAAGATTGTATAAATCAATACAAGATTACACACGTTGGACTAATGGAGACAAGTTATCTTTGTCAGAAATAAAAGATTTGTTTGAATTCTTAGAGGAAAAAGCACCTACAGAAGAAAGAATGTATGATTTAAAAGAATTTGGATTTAGTAATACGCAAAGATGGTTTGATGTTTTTAAAGTTGACCCAGAAGAAAGTTTATACATAAGAGAAATGTTACGATTAGAAGAAGAACTTTCTAAACCTGCAAGAGTAAAACTATCTACAATACACGCAGCTAAAGGTGGTGAAGCAACAAATGTTTTATTAATTTTAGATAATACAAAAAAAATAAGAGAGGCAGTAGAAAAAAGTCAAGACAAGTACGACGAAGAACAAAGAGTTTGGTATGTGGGTGTAACGCGTACAAAACAAAATCTATATATACTAACAGCTAGACAGGAGAACAAAGGTTATGACATCGAAAGTTTGGGATAAGCAACACGGAGGATCCCATTACCAAAAATTTAAAATTCAACCAAGTAAATTTGTTGTAGAGAATGAATTGCTTTTCCCAGAAGGATGCGTTATAAAGTATGTATGTCGTCACCGGCTGAAAGGAAAGAAACAAGACTTGGATAAAGCAATACATTTTATAGAAATGATAATCGAAAGGGACTATGGAACCAAATAATCATATACCTCATTACATGGGGTTGTTTACATGTTTATTAATTCTTTGTTATTTAATGATATGAAAATACCTACATTTAGCGCACAAAC